CAACCTTCTAATTTAAATGGTGTTATGAAAACAATACAACATATTATTTATAATTATTTTAGTTTAATAAAACATTGGGATAAAGAAGTTGAAAACGTGGTATTAGTAAATGCTTCTTTGAAATCAAAAACACACGATTATGTATCTGAAATAAAAGCTGATGAAAATTCTGGAAACAAAAATGCCAAAAATTTCAGAAGAACAAAATATCTATATAATAAAAAGCTAAGTATTGATATTTGCCAAAATTATATTAAGGATAATCAGCGATTACTTGATATATTTGTAAATAATAAAAAGAAAGATGATTTAAGTGATGCGTGTTTGCAAGCAGTATCATATATTAGAACAAATATCAAAAATGAGCCATTAGATAATTATAATCTATTATATTAAAATGAATATATTACTAATATCAATGTATAGCGATAAATGGAACTGGAAAAAGCAACATAAATTATATAGAAAGGCTATTGGAAAAAATGCTAAATTAATTATAAAGAGATATTATGATAAAGCTGGTATTAGAAAAGTATTAAATAACGGTAAAATAAACGGAATAATAATAAGTGGTTCTGATTATTTTATTCTCAAAAAAGGCTCACCTGCTGTTCCTAATTTTGTTTTTAAATATAAAATACCAATATTGGCTATATGCTATGGTTTACAATTTTTAGCAGCTAAAACAAATAAAAATAATATAAATAGCTTTAAAAATGGTATGAAATTATATACAAGGGATATTAAAATATCAAGACCATTTAATGTTGAAAAATTAACATATACATATTTTCACCAAGATTATTTAGTTGGCATCGGAAAAAAATATAAGGTTATAAAAAAAATAGGTAATAAGATAGTTATAGCATATAATAAGTCAGATAACATTTTTGGTATACAGTTTCATCCAGAATATATTACAAAAACAGGGAGAATATTTTTTAAAAACTGGTTTAATTTTATAAAAAAAAGTGCGTAATCTAGTATATATATAAATTATTGTAAATATATAAACATTTGGAACTCAAATAATATATAATATGTCTTTAATATCAAATTTAAATAGTAAAACTGATGATTTAATAGAATTAAATAAAGATAGTTTCAAAAATAATTCTTTTAATTTTAAAATACCTAAAAACAATGGTATAAATAAAGGTGATTATATAGACGATGGTTTATTTAACAAAAAAAAAATTAGTGATGATGTTATATCAATGTCTTCTCGCTCATCACGCGCAAGCAGTTCTGCGGGCAATAGTAATTATGATAAATCTAAATATATGAAAAATATGAAAAATATATATAAAAATAAAAAAATAAATCATGACGACGATATGGATAGTACATCTGGTAGTGATGAAAGTAGTGTAGTAAGTAGACGAAGTGATGTTAGTGGTAGCAGTAGCGACGATAGTGGTAGCATTGATAGTACAGACAGACGTAATAGAAATAGAGATGATATAAGTGAAAGTGGAGAAAGTGGTTCATCAAGAAGTGGCAGTGATAGTTCAAGTGGAGAAAGTAGGGTTGCAAAAAGAAAGCATATGAGTGCAAAAGATATTGTGCGAAATGAAATTAATGAAAAGCGTGAAATTATATATCAACTTGAAAGATTGGAATCAAAAGGTTTTAAATTACCTTTTAAGTTTAATATGAATTCTGATTTAGAAGAAATGCGCTCTGAATACAATCGTATTATTAGAGAAAAGGAACTTGATGGTAGCATAAGGTTTCAACAAAAAATGCTAATGGCATTTGTTTCTGGTACAGAATATATGAATACAAGATATGATCCATTTTCAGTTAAATTAGATGGATGGTCTGAACAAGTTAACGAGAATATAAATGATTACGATGATATTTTTGAAGAATTACATTATAAGTATAAATCATCAGGAAAAAAAATGGCACCAGAATTAAGATTATTTATGTCATTATCTGGAAGTGCATTTATGTTCCATTTAACAAGCAGAATGTTTAAAGAACAACCAATGCCTGATGTAGAAAATGTTTTAAAATCTGATCCCGAATTAATGAAACATTTTCAGAATGCTGCGGCTAAACAATATATGATGGGTGGTGGAGGAACTGCGCCAAATATTTCTGCACCAAAACCTTCACAAAATAGTATGAGTGGGAACAATATGGATTTATTTGGTATGGTAAGTAATTTGTTTGGTTCCTTAAATAGTGATTCTTTATCATCGGAAATACCAAGTTATCAACAAAATAATTTTAGTAATAAATCAGTTAATGATGTAGATAATATTATAAATGATGTTCATAATAATATATCTGTTGAAAATGATTTAGATAATCATATAGAGACACTTTCTGTTAGTGATGAAGAAATAACATCAATAATTGAAGATACTGCTGATATTCAAATATTAAAAAAGTCAGGGAAAAAAGGAGCTAATAATCGTACTTTAAATATTTAAATAAATTTATTTTTTTCTACTTATTTTATTTATTTTTTTAGAACTTTTCTTAACAAAGCTACTTAAATCTTTTACAGAATTAACAATTCTATTAGGAGTAGATTTTAAAGTACGTAATGGGTTACGGATAGTATTTTCTACTTCTTCTTCAAAAATTTCAATACGAGATAATAAATTGCTTAATGTGCTTAATAAGATAGGGATAATAATTATAGTAAATAATAAGGTTAAGAATAAGAATAAAGATATCATAGTACCTATTGCAATGATATCTCTTGATATATCTTCGGAACATTTGCATTTTTCGTTAGTTAAATATTTAACATAGTCAAAAGTATAGTATATATATACGACAAATAATAAGAAAAATACAAATGTCGCAATCGCTAATAATTGTACGATTACACTACCCATACTTTTAGCAACAGATTTTAATGAAACAAAAGCAGTGACAAAGAAGTATACTAATGCTATTATTGTGAAATTTTTAATGAAATCCTTGTTAGGATGTTCAGAACATTCACAACCAATATTTTCTAACTTGTATAAATAAGTGTATATTATTAATAATAATATAACAAATATCATTTGAATTATTAAGCTACTGTAAAAAGAAAGATTGTTCTCTTCCCTCATATTTTAACGTTTCTTACTCTATATTATAATATAGAAATTATTTATTTAATAAATCTAATATATTATATATTAAAAACTTAGTAGAATTGTTAAATTTTGAAATATCTATATCTTTAATTTTATTAATTATTTCCGGACTTTTTGTTACTTTTAAAATTTTTAATAATTGTTCTAAAAAAATATCTACAATATGTTTATATTCCTTATTTTCATTTAGTATATTAATAGTATGTTCAAACAATATTTCTAATAAGATATGAATATCATCCAGTTTAAATTTTATCCATAAAGTATTAAGATTATTTATATTTTTTTTCCATTTAATATAATCACAATATAAATCATATTCATCATTTAATAGTAATATATCATTATTATAAATTGCTTTTGGTGGGTTCCATTCCTGTAATTCTATATATTTTTTCCATTTGGAGTTTATATTATCTTGCAATATATTTTCATTAAAAAATGTTAATATGTTTGTACATAAACAGCTTTCATTTAGCTTTATATATTCCCATATAATTTCAAAAACAGCATTTTTATCATTTGTATCAATAATTTCTTTAATATTATCGTATATTAGGTTTTTATTTTTTGTAGTTATTTTATTTAATAATCCAACTAATTTACGTTTTAATATTGAATTATCAGTAAAATCAGGAATTATAATATGAAATTTATTTTTTGATGTAACAGGTTTATCTTTTTTATTATAATTTTTTTTAATCCATATCATTTTAGGATCATAATATGATTTAAAACAACTATAAGTATCATTAAGTTCTACTGCCTTATTTTTAATATTTTCGGGAACTTTTTCTATTTGATTATATCTATTTCGAAAATATAAAACATCTATTTTAATAATACTATCATTCATTGTATTATATAATACTATATAAATAATCTTATATAATTAAATACATAAGGCAATAATAATAATATATATTATAAAATGACTATTGCTATTCAAAGCATTGAATCGTTTAGTGATTTTGTAAACAGATTAGAAGAAGTTTATAAAAATCAATTAATTTATCGTACTCTGATAGTATATGGTAATAAAAAAAACGTATCTATATACAAACATATATTAGAAGATAATAATAACAGTGTTTATGTTGTTAATGATAAAGAATTAAATTATGATAAACTAGATTATAGAATTTTAATGGTAAACGAAAAAAAATTAAAAAAATTTGTAGAGAAAAATGGTAAAGATTTTTTTAATTTAGTTATGTATACACCATGTAGTAGCAATAATAAAATATAATTATCTAACAATATTTTAGATAGAATATTAAATGGTAAAAAAATCTTTTAAAATAGAATATTTTATATTTGCAACATTTGCATTGATAATTTTTGTGTTATTATTAAATAGTAAAAATATATGCGAAGAATTTTATAGTAATAAAAATTATAGTTTAGAATATTATTATATGGATGGTTGTGGTCACTGTGAAGAATTTAGTAAAAGTGGAATATGGGAAAAATTAGAGAAAAATCATTCAGATAAATGTAAATTTGAAAAATATAATATGAAGGATAATATAAATAGAGTTGAAAAATTTAATATTCAAGGATTTCCTACAATATTACTTATAGATAAATCTGATAATAAGGATAAAATGGTCAAAGCATTTGAAGATGCAAGAACATATACTAATTTAGAAAAATTTATTATTAATAATATATAAGATATTATTAAGGTATTAATATAACAATAAAAATGGGGGGCGGATTAATGCAACTTGTTTTAAATGGACAAATGGATGAATATATTACAACTAACCCATGTATAAATTATTATAAATATGTTTATAAAAAACATACTAACTTTGCATTAGAAAGTTATGAAACGCCACCAATAAACAATGCAAATGGTGGTTTTTATAGAAGTGTTAAAATGACATATAAAATTGAGCGAAGAGCTGATTTATTGACGAATATGTATTTATCATTTAGAATACCTAATATATATTCTAATAACAATTTTAAATTTAGATGGGTTGAAAATATTGGATATAATTACTTAGACCGCGTTGAATTGCTAATAGATGGTAATATTATTGAAACATTGTATAGTGATTGGATGAATATTTGGAATGAACTTACAAATAAGGATGGTATAGAATATAATAAATTATTAGGTAATGTAACTGAAATTACAGCACCTTATAATTCACAAGTAACAAAATATACATTAATTAATAATAAGCTTTATAATATTAATTATCCTGTATCTACTTTTGAAAGTTCCATACCAAGTATAAAGTCCCGTGAAATACAAATTCCGTTAAATTTCTGGTTTACTAGAAATCCTTCATTAGCATTACCATTATTAAAATTAGCTAATAATGAGGTAACACTTGATGTATATACAAATTCGGGTGGTGTCGAGTCTCTTTATAAGGTTTGGTCAGATAAAATAAATAGTTATGTTAGTAGTAGTTTTTATAATGAACTATATAATACTAATATATCAATACAAAACTTTATAAAAGAAAAAAATTTTGATGTTCAAAATAAATTACATATGACTTATGTATTTTTAGACACTACTGAAAGATCTAAAATGCTAATTGAAACAAATAATATGGATTATATTATTGATACAGTTAAATTAACAAATATTAATATTGATACTTCATCACAATCAACTGTTACGTGTAATATTAATAATGCAAATAATCATATTAAAGAAATTATATGGTTTTTTAGACGCAATGATATGATTTCTAAATATAACAATTATAATAATTACACTGGTTCATATGTATATAATGAAGATATGCATATCATGAATAA